AGGCTGTGTTAGCCATGCTGTAGCTAATAACGCCACTAGGCATAGTTTGCAGAATCTTTTCTACTGCTAGGCCCAAACCTCCGTCTGGATTAGCTGCCATTTCACCGCGTAGGTCAACTGCTGTTAGACCAGCCACACGTGGTTGAATGTGAAAGAATGCTAGACTGGCGCCTAGTTCTGCACCTGATTCTCCGTTAATTACACCTTCTAGGCCCACACCACCGTGGACTCTTGTTGCTCCGATTGCCATGTTATTTCTCCTAAAAATATAGCGCAGTGCGCTTGTAAATATTTATGATTTGGTACTATAAAGTCAGTGCATGAAGTGATTTTTAGCCAGTACCCAGATATCTAGTTGTGTACCCTGTTGGTTAAAAACCCTGGTTAATGTTGCCCAGGCAAGACTTTTTTCGCCCGATGTTGCACCTGCCCAGTCACTGACTGTTCTACGAGCTTGATGTAGATCGCTGCCAGCAATCATTAGGTCTTCGTCTAGCTTGATCAAAAAGCTACGAATGCTACTGTGTGTGTTTGCAAAGAAAGTGCGCAGGTATGTTTTGATCTGCAGGGCAGGAGCATACAATCCAATCTTGGTTTTTAGCTGATCTTCGTAGTCATTTTGGTTGCTTAGTACAGCAATCATGTTGGCTAGATCTGTTGTGCCCGAACGCATGTGATCAAAGTCGTTGAACGCCATGGTGCGATTTACATAGGTCCAGGCCTGCGATTCATTTTCCACTCGCAGTATTTCTAGTACCAGGATGCTAGAGAACAGCAACTTTGCTAGGTCAAGAGAGCTACGTCCTTTGAGGTTGTCTGGATACTTAAACAACCTTGCTTCAACCAACTCATCTTTTATAAAATCAAACATGTTATCCGTTCTTGGCAAAGTTTGCCTTGCTGAATCCCAGGCGATCAATCAGCTTCATCTTTTCGTCGCCACCACCTACTACATAGCCTTCGTGTCCCGAATCATTGCCGGTGAATGCTTGTATATCGCCTGCACCTACCTGTGCGTCAATCTGTTGCTTGATGTTGAGTTTCAAATTGTATATTGCTACCCAGATAGCAAATAATCCTTCTAGTCCCGGTGCACCTTCTTTGTACAACCAGCCGTCTTGATTACTGCCTAGCAATTTACCAGCTGCCGCTGGACTTAGCTTGCTTGGCAAGTACTGGTAGAATCCTGCCAGCATGTTATCAAATGATCCACCAGTGATCTTGCTGGTGATATAGGTACTGATAGCCCCGAGCACTCCCTTGGCTTTCATTGCTGTCAGCTGACCAATAAAGTCAGTTACTGCACCTTCATATTGTTTAATAGTTGAGTTTGCGGCATTGACTGCGCCTGTATCCATCTTGACCTTGGGTACAGGCATCTCACCTGTTACAAACCATATGGGACCATCTGAAGGCAAGCCTCCAAGACCAGTAAGAGGTTGGTCACCTTCGCCAATGCCAGGAATAAATGTGTGTACTGCAATACCAGCCACACTAGAACCAATGTGCTTGCCTGCGCCGCTGTTGGCCTTGACCTTGTAGGTCACTGTGTTGGGTTTGAATGTGTAAAATCCGTTGTCTGGTGATAGCTTGCCTGCATACAACAGGTCGCCCATGTAAAAACCACGAAAGTTCTTGGGAATAATTTTTTCTAATGCACCCCAGATCACATTAACTTTGCCATATAGGTCAGCACGGTCAGCACCACGATTGGCATCATACTGTTGGAACGCTTGTGGGCTGGTCACACGACCTTCGCCTGACTTTTTATCAAACATGTGCTTGTCCACGACCATGAGCTCACCATCAACATTACGACCAAACACCAGTGCTGGAAATCCGTCCCACTTGATTGTGGTCAATTCTTTGCCTTTGGCCATTTGGCCTAGTGCTGCCACTGCACGTTGTGCGCCAGGAATGCCTTCGCCGAACACCAGGTCTTCTGGATGTACAATGTGTGCGCCTTCAACTATGCGCTTGCGGCTTTCGGTAATAATATCTCTGATCTTCATGCAAATAACCCTTTAACCATATTTAACCCGGTAAGAATCTTTTCTCTATCATTTTCTGCACGAGCAACAGCATCAGGTGTTTGCGCTTTGTCACGCTTTTTGCCTGCAACATCAATCATGGCTTTTTCTTCATATCGTTGCCAGAATGCTTGTACAAAGTCTTGTGCAGATGAAAACCTGCTGAGTGCGCCTTTGCCAAACATATCATTGGCTTCGCAACTTTGTGCAAAGCCTTTCATGCCTGCTACCAGCTTGGCAATCTTGACGTCATTGATATCATTGCCAGAGAACTGTTTTAGTTCTGGAGCGATCCTGGGTCGGTTGATGCCCTGCTGTTTGGCCAGATACATAAATGTGTCTAGTATGAATGTAGCCGGGTTGGTTGTGACTGTTACCACTTCTGTGTCTTTTTGTTTGCTGAACGGCACATGTTGTCCATCCTGTATCTTGAGCTGTACGCCTGCATGCTGTACGCTTAGATCCATTAGCTCACCAAACACACTATACATGTTGCCTGTCAACAAGCCTTTGACTCCACGCTCAGGAGTAACACGAGTAGCACCCCATTGTTCTAGTCGTTCTGGATGCCACATAAAATCTACCTGTACGTAGGAATCTTTGCCAATCTGGAATATAGGATGCCCGGGCTTGCTTTCGCTGGTGTCTACATAGGGTGCCTGGCCTGCTTTGACAAAGTCATCTGCCAACTTGTTCCAGTAGCCTGTAAACTGTCCATAGGTCACACCTTCTACTTCTGGTGCAATCATCTGTAGGTCAATGTCGCCATATACTTTGTCCGGATCTTGTTCGGTGTCTTGTTCATGATAAGCACTGGATCCGGTAGGACGTCCGCGGCGCACAGGCCCTGCATTTTGTGTTTTTAAAAATTTGTTGAAGTCTTGTACAAATTGATCAACCACGTTTAGAGCGACTCCAACCACTGCAGGTTTCAGTACCGTGCCTTGCGTGAGTGTTGTGTCCCATCCACCTTCACGAATGATATCGCGGATCTTCATGCTATCTCACCAGTAGAGATTGCATCTGGCGGAACCAGACTGGAGATCCTTCTTCAAGTTTCTTGGGCAACATGATCAGACCCTTGGCTTCATCATCACGTGCTTGTGCTAACTTGGCATCTTTCATGGGATCGTTTTCTAGTGCTCGCATGATACTTTTAACACTGTTGAGATCATCGCCGGTGGCACGTGGATTCAGCAGAGCTTTTGCCACACTGTCCCTGTCACGGGCAACAACGGTATTGTCATCACGACGTAGCAGTTTGGCACCAAAAGCATCAAACTTGTAGCCCAGTGCTTTGCCCACGCTGTTCATGAGGATAAAGATTGGCTGACCTTTGAAGTCTGGATCGCCATAGCTGCCACGTGGACCATGCTGATGATAGGGTGCTACCAAGGCAGCATCGTTGATGACCATCACATCCACTTGCGCAACTGCTTTACCATAAGGAATACCAATGCTTACATTATTGCCATTGGTCTTGGCTTCAATGCCTTTGCCACGGAAATAGGCTTCCAGTGCTTTCTTTGCTGCCAGCACAGGATTCTTTTCATTCTGAGTCTGGAACAGTGCCACAACATCTTCAGCTTCGACCATGACGTCAATGTCGCCCGACTCAACTTTATAGCCTGCTGAGCCGATGTCTGTTTGTATACGCTTGAGTAGGTCTGCAGGAATGGCTTTTTTTGCTGCCGCGACAACGGCTGCTACATCGTTTTTAGCAACAGGTATTGATGTAGGAATGGCGTTGCCGCCTTCACGTAACTGCATGTGTTATCCTATATTGTTTACAAAATGTTCAAAGTTTTTGTGCATCTTGTCCACTGCACTTTCGCGAACATACTTGCCGCCAAAGCGTCTAGGAGATTCAGCTACTTTTGATTTAGTTCTGGTTCTGGTTTTAGGCGGAGTTGGAACTCCTTTAGGACCAAGTTGTGAGGCAGCGTCGGCAGCGTCAGCAACAGTAGGTGCTGCCGCAGTTGCTGGTGCTGCCGCAGTGTCAGGAAAATGCTGGCTTAGTCTATCGCGAATATACTTGACATAAGAAGGTTGTGTTACATTGCTCATGTTCAACAAATCACGGATCAATGAATCAGCATCAGCTTGGAAATCTTTA